AGGTTTGATGGAGACCACGAATTCTTTTTAGAAGAGGGTCTCGAAAATGTTACTCCCGAAAACATCCAGATAGCAGTAGAGGCTTTTAAACAAGTCGCAATGAATCTGGCGCCAGCAGTCGTACTTCCTGCACTAATGATGGCATATAAAGAACTTAAAATGAGCAAAAAGGATTAAATAAATGAATTTATTAAAACAATTTTGGAATTGGCTGGTACGGAAAACCTCTACCGCACCACAGCTCACGATTGCCGAAGAGGCAGTCACGCCTGTTGAGGTTGAGGAAGAACACAAACCGTCAGATATCGCTGAAATGTTTAATTGGGTCTGTAGGGAGTGTGGTGTAAAACCAAAATGGGTAGAAGAACAATTAGAGTCTTTTGAGGGTAATTATACTGGTTCAGCAGATGAAGACAGTATTCGATCCGCGATGCGTAAAATGTGCCAAGAAAATGAAGTGATGGCGCATTTCTTTAAAAATAGGAATCTATAAATGAACATCACCAAATCACAGCTTAAAGAAATAATTAACGAAGAGATCGAAGAACTTGATTCACCTCTTTTGAAAGCAATTCAAAAACTTGCGGACAAAATTGACGACCTCGATATCAGTATTGATTATTTATCATCTGCAGTTACCGGTGACAGTGCCATATCTATAGGGACCTCACAGAACTCCCTGGGCAGGCTTGCTCTGCCTAGTTCTGGCAATAGGCGCATGAATGAAATAGAAAAAATAGTCAAACAAGAGATTGAATCGATTTTATCTGAAAAAGAAAAGTATAAAAAATCTTTTTATAAATCAAAGGAAAAAAGAGCAGATCATCTAATCGATAAAGGTGTACCTGAAGATGTGGCTTACGGCGTAGCAGATAAACAAATGTCGAAAGCCGGAAAGAAAAAGAAAAAGTGAGGATTTTATGATGACTTATACGAAAGCAAAATTAGATAGATTAGTTGAAAAAATGATATCACGAAAGTTTCTGGTATGGCTGACGGCAACTGGACTGATGTTGGTTTCTGACTTAGCATCAAGTGATTGGGTCATGATCTCAGCAATTTATATCGGCGGACAAACCGTGATCGATGGAATCGCAAAACTTAAAGGTGTTTCGTGATAAAGCAGAAAATTTTACAATTTGCACTTAAAAATTGGCGAGAGCTTCTCATTATCTTATGTTTGTCGCTTGTGGTCATAAAAACACAAATTGATCATAGGGCGATCAACAAAGCATACGAAACATCTAGAGCCGAAATGAGGCTGCAAATTGATTCTCTAAGAGAAATCCATGCGGAAGAGATTAGACAGAGAGAGGAGGCTTTGCAATCTTATCGAGAAGCGATAGAACAGATACAGGAAAATTATTTACTATCTGTGGCTGAAGTAGAGAGTCAGAAAGAAAAAGAAAGAGCAGAGAATATTAGACAATTCTCACAAGATAGGGAGACACTGAGCAATGAAATTATTGATGCTTATGGTTTTGAGCTTGTGGAGTAATATTGCTTCGGCCGAAGAGCCCGGGCGATTTACCTTTTTGGGACTCAATGAGTGCGCACCGTTCGAAGGAGTTTTGTTCGACCCAGCTGCAACCGCAACAATTTTAACCGATCGCGTCTTCATGGGTACTGAGTGTGAAATAAAAACAAAGTACGCTCTTGATCTACAAAGGACTGAACACGCATTAGAGATGCAAAACCTTCAAATTCGTCACTCCGCTTTAATCAATGAGTACGATATGAGAATTTATTCTTTAGAGAGAGAAAGCGACGCGTTAGCTACAGCTTTAAAGAAACAATCTAAAAGAAACCCAGCGCTTTGGGTGGCTGTCGGTGTTATTAGTGGGGTCGCTTTGTCGTACGGAACATATCAGGTGTTTAATGAAAGATAAAGATTTAAATAAAATTGCTGCCTTAGAAAAAGCGATCGCCGACAAGTATGGTAAAGAAGCAGTACAAAACCCAAAATCTAATTGGAATGAAGAAAAAGAAAAAGAATATCTTGCTCAAGCTAGTCAATTTTATCAAAAGCAAAACAAATCTGAACAGTACAAAGAAAAAGTAGATGTTAATGGGATTAAGATCTCAAAAAAACTACTTAGTAGAGAATCTTTAAAAAATTGTCCTACTTGTGGATGCTTTCCGGGGAGTTCGATGGACGATATCTGTCTTTTAAAATTTGAGTGCTGCAACACATGCTACATTCAATATGTTGAAAACAGAGAAGAAAGATGGTTAGAAGGATGGAGACCAAATGAAAATCACAAAAGAAAAACTTAGAGACATCATCAAAGAAGAACTTGGCAAGATTCAATCTGAATCGACGCTCGAATCCGAGCCAACCCCAGACGAGATGGATACAAGGCAAAAGAAAGTAGCTTCTGCCACTTCTTCTGGTGCGATGCTTGGCGCCGAACAGTACGTTCAGATGTTAAAGCAAGTTTTATTAACTCCAAAGATTTCCCCAGTGGCAAGAAAGCAAGCCCTGGAGGCACTTTTTGGACAAAAAGGCGCCGCCATCAATAGTTTAGTTTTACAAATGCTTAAAGGAGCACAAAAATAATGGCAACAGTTTATGAAATAGTACAAGGACTCTCGCAAGCCGCCGCTAATGCTTATGA